TTGATTGCAGTTTTGGTAATTTTGCTGGATACAAGCAGTTGGTTAAACATGTTACCGCTAGTCCCTCCACTGATATACGACCAACGCCCCCACATCCGTAATTTCCCCTGGATCCAGACGGCTTCCAGCGTTTTTAGACGTAAATGCTCGCCGCTTTTGCCTGTAATTTCCGGGTATATCATATTTACGATCACTCACTCTCAATTTTGTAAATCTTCACGCCCAGCCGCCCCCCAGGAACGCGCTGACCGCGCACAATATTGATTTCATCAAACTGCTCGTCGTCTATGAGAAGTCCGGCATGCGTCAGCGCATCCAGTGGTGCTTTCAGGATATTGTCCAGGTCACGACGACGTTTATCCGGTGGCTCTGCAATAATCTTTATCGCCAGCCGTCCGGACAGGTTTAACTTCAGCCGCTGCTGGCGAACAATGAGCGCCACATCACGGCGATAACGCTCACCGGCTTTTGATACAAAATATGTGCTGCCACGACGTCGCCAGTAGGTGTTCACCGTTGGCGGGTAAGGCAAAACAAATTCTATGCTTTCAGTCATTTATGCTTTCCACTTCAGGACACCTGAATTTCTCGCGTGCATTAAAAAACGAATCAGCAACAACAGCTGGCTGCCGTGTTTTTCTTCAAAATCTTTTACCCCGGCGTGCAGTTCGTTATGACATTTACGGCACAGCGGAATAACAAACAAATCATCAGCCTTTGTTCCCATCCCTCCCAGTCCATGACCAATGATGTGATGCGGATCATCTGCCTGATTACCGCACGTCATGCATTTCTGCGTTTTTACCCAGCGCGTGTATACAGGCATCTCTTCCCGTTGTGGTTTCTGGCGCTGGAGATACTGAGCCGGTGACTCCGGATCAACGGCAATGCTGACCACCGTCTCTTCCTGTGGTGGGTTCTGTTGCTGGTGGACGAGAGGCGGTAGCGCAATATTTTTTGTGCGCTGCTTCAGTATGCTGGTGACGGTCTGCTCTCCCGGTACGATGTCGCTTTCGCGGTACAAGGAGCGGATTTTTTCCGCACGTAACCCCAGAGAACGACGTAATACTGCCTCCGGAAGCGCGTCCGCCACCTGATTGCGGACCGCCCACCAGGATAATTCAGCCAGAGATAATTCACGCTCCTGCGTACCGCTTATTGCGTGACCGATGACGTCAATCATCCATGCTGACAGGTTTTGATGAGCAAGTTGCTCGAGTGATTCGGATGTCTGGTCACGCAGCTGGTTGTCGCAGTGCCAGCACAACACCATCGCGCCGGTACCGTAACGATGTATGACGATTTCACTGTGATGATAGTCACCATGAGGCCACTGGCAGGATTTGACATGACGCAACAGCCAGTCAGACAGTGCCCCAGCGCCGCCAACAGCACGAATCACCCGATCATCGCTGAAAAATGGCAGTAATGATTTATCCTCCGCCAGCGGCTGGCGAACGGCAGGGACGACTCCGGATGGCAGGCCGCACATACTTTTCGGTTCCGGCTCCACCAGCACTCGAGGATTGTGAAATACCGGCATGGATTCACGACCGGGCTTAAGGACCACCAGCCCGAGTTCCGGTACCAGAACAGGTCGAAGTAATACCCGCACGTTACCTCCAGATACGTTGCTGGTATGTGCGGGACGGACGCGGTGGGCGTTCTGAGTAAGGAAGCCTGACGGAGATTATCCAGTGACGATAATCGAGGCTGAGGGCTTTCTTAATCTCGTATCCGTGTCTGCGGTAACACTGAATCAGCCATTCGGCCTGTTCTTCAGTGCATGGAGGGTGTTGGTACCAGTCGGTTTTAAATACGCGCGAACGCCGCCCATGCCTGCTGGCACGAACGGCATCAGAATTGTGATTTTTGGTATTGTGCGCCATTTGTTTTCTCTGCTGGCGCAGCAGGTGCCAGTTGTTCAGGCTGGCGTGCGGCAATATTGTCTCTGATTTCTGTTGTCGTCAACAGGCAGCGTGCTATCATCGAATAGTGTTCTATCCTACTCCGTGAGGTTTACCATGCGTACAACCCAACAATTCAGCATTACATTAACTAACGAGATGGCTGACATGGTGCGCGCCCGTGTGGCTTCCGGTGCCTATGCTTCAGAAAGCGAGGTCATTCGTGAAGGGCTTCGTGCACTGAATGAGCGCGATAAAGCAATCGAAGCGTGGTTAACGCATTCAGCCGCCCCCTCTCTTGATTCTATCCGCGAAAATCCAAACAACGGACGCTCCATTTCACAGGTTCGCGCCGCGATTCGATCCGGGAAGTAATCTGCATGACATATGAAGTCATCATTACCCCCGAGGCCGAACAGCAGATAATAAACCTGCACAGATATATAACGGAGAAAGCAGGAAGCGTCATTGCTGACAATTATGCCAATGCGCTTCTTGATTATCTTGATGGGTTTTCTACATTCCCGCATCGGGGCAATAAACGCGATGATATTCGCCAGGGGATGCGGGTAACTCATTTCCGACACAGAACGATTATTGCTTTTGCCGTTGATGGCAATAAAGTCTTTATCGCTGGCGTTTACCACGGCGGACAAAATTATGAATCTAATATTTTATAGTTAATGCTTATAACACACCGCAACTAAAATAATTGAGTAATATTTTCAAAAGAGGCAAAAAAATGAACAGGATCATTATTCTTCTGTTTTCTTTCGCAATTTCTGGATGCGTAAACCCTTATAATTATAGAGAAGAGCAGGATATTATCATTTCATTTAAAACAAATTCTCCACCACAAGAAATACAAGAATGCATTCTCAGTGAGTGGCAACGTGTACCTCTCTTGTATACTATCACTTCTCAAAAAATTGGTAAATATTACAGTGTATTAGCAGTTGCAGATAATGCCGACATTTATAAGTCAGCAGACGGCTCTACCACTATTGATTTTTATTCTCTTCGAGGTGTGTTAGATCCTACCAATGGAAAAAACAAGAGGATTCAAGGAATTAAATCATGTATTAGTAATAAATAAAAATCAGGACAAACTAAGGAACAGCCGAAGCGGGTTAAGTGCGGGTGCGTTGAGAATGCCTGACACATCAGAGGTGGCGAGGGATTTCTCCCTCGCCTGGTCTCTTACTCCTCAGGTTCGTAAGCTGTGAAGACAGCGACCTCCGTCTGGCCGGTTCGGATTCGTACCTCGCAGAGGTCTTTCCTCGTTACCAGTGCCGTCACAATGACGGTAATACAGATGACGATCAGGGCGACTAACATCGCCTTTTGCTGCTTCATAGCCTGCTTCTCCTTGCCTTTCGGCACGTAAGAGGCTAACCTACATTTGCTAGACATAGATTCTGCCTCAGATTAATGTTAAGCGTCTTGCAGGACGCATAATGTTAACTGGGGCTTTTCTCTATCTGCCGTTGGTGTTCATGCCCGAGGCAGATAGCCTCAAGCACCCGCAGCAATTCTACTTAACTCCCGTCACCTCGCCAATATGAAATCAATCAGAAAGGTGATCCATAAAATCACTCCTTCTCTTCTTTTCCGTAGTGGAGTTGGCCAATTTTTATAAGAGGGCGTCCCTGAGATTTGCGGTGTAGATTGGTATCGCGCAGAGAATACACACAGCCACAATATTCCTGCTGATAGAATTTTTCGCGCTTGCTGATTTCAATCATACGGGACGAGCCGCCCTGCTTGCGCCAGTTATAATCCCAGTACACCATACCCGGATAATGCGCAACAGCTCGCCGCCCACACTCGTTAACCTGCTGCATATTTTTCCAGCGTGAAATGCCCAGTGAACTGCTGATCACACTGAAACCATTTTCAGCAGCGTACAACGCTGTCCGCTCAAAACGCATGTCAAAACACATGGTACAACGGATCCCCCTCTCAGGCTCCCATTCCATTCCTTTGGCACGTTCAAACCAGTTGTCGGTGTCGTAATCAGCATCGATAAACGGCACGCCGTGTTGTTCAGCAAAGCGAATATTTTCATCCTTACGAATTAAATACTCTTTCTGAGGATGAATGTTCGGGTTGTAGAAAAAGATGGTGTAGTCGATTCCCGAGGCCTGAAGCGCCTCCATCACTTCACCGGAACATGGAGCACAGCAAGAGTGCAGTAGTAGTTTGTTTGCCCCGTTCGGGAGCTCCAATTTAGGCCGTTTGAAATCAGCAATAGTCATAAATATTTTTATTGGGGGTCATGAAAATAGCACAGAGTGTAGCATCAGAGCAGGGCTATCGGGAATATATGTCTAAATCTGGTAATATCTGGTTTTGACGCAAAGCGGACAACCACACTAGCTCTACCCTGCGCCATGAAAATGTCAATTCACATCTGAACTAATGCTCTTTAATCTAGTAACGTCTAAAATACCTAACATTTCCTTAATAAAATGCCAGTACACGCTGCATAGCTTCGCTCTTCCGGCACTCGCGACAGATTATATTCAGGCGCCTGTCGTAGCGGCGTATTTCTCCGTCTGGTAATGACCAGATAAGGTCAGGATCAACCACAACCGGTTTTTTCACCTTTTCCCTTGATAGTTTTTTGCGGGCGTTTTGCCAGTCTTTACGCGCCTGCTCAGACGGGAATAATCCGTAGCCTGAATTGTATACATCACCACTGGCAACCAGCTCTCTGGCAAGAACGCTCAGCAGATATCTTGTCGCACCTGTTTTCGCTTCCAGTTGTCGTAACGTCTCGCGCCCGCTCTGTCGCACGAGTTCGACAACCTGCCCTTTAATTTTTCCCGCTCTTCTTGTGTAAATACTTTTGCCATAAGCGCCTCCGGCAATCACTTTTCCGATACAACACGGCGGGAAGAATCAGTAATCTGTCGAACAATATCCCGGTGCTTGTTCAGCTCCCGCAGCGCGGCGCAGACTCGCTCCCACTTCTGAACATGATTTTTCGCCCGACGCAATTCGCGGTTTGCCATATGCAGCGATGGTAAAACCAGGTCATCCGCTCGCGTTTCAGTAAACGATGGCAGCGACTGCACAATGTCCGCCACAGTATCTGTTGTAATTTCTTCCTGTGTTGCAGCTTCCTGTACTGGTAACGCAACACCTGCTGGCTGAGGAAAGGCCTTACCAGCCGTTTTCGTTACCGGTGCAGCTTTCGGCTCTGCCGGTAAATTATCGCCCGGCATGCAGTAACTAAATTTACCGTTCCGATTAACGCGTGCCAGCCGCCCCGTTGCGGTTACTACCGCCAGTGTGGAAGCAACCTTGCGAGTGCTGACACCGAACTTACCCGCCAGTTCCTCACACGTTTTAGCCCCCTCCTGACTGATAAACTCAATCATCATGTCTGCGGTAACTTTTTGTTCAACCTCCCCGGTCAGCATATCCTGTGCTTCAGATTTTACTGGTCGCTCTTCGGTTACCCGGGATTCACCTTCGCCAGCCAGAAACCAGATGTGACCAGTTTTATCAACGAGGCCATTTCTTTTGAGTTCCCACAGCTCGTTCAGAACTTCTTCACGACTGATATCAAGTCGCGTAGCCAATTCTACCGACGTGGCTTTTCCCATTGCTTTCAGTGCGTCTAAAACGGTTTCCATTAAATTTTTTCTCCCCGATAAAATTACTTTTCAATTCCTGGCTGACCGACATTCGCACGCCAGCTCTCCCAGTTAAAATTCACCCAGCGCCCACCGTTCATGGTCATGCGGTCCATCACGCGCCCGCCAAGCAGGGTGCTCATTGCGGTATGATTCAGGTTCGTCAGCATCCCGACACTGCGCATCGCGGCTGTTCTGCGATCGACGATCTGGTTCAGTGTGACCTGTTCGTTGCGCGTATCACGCTGCATGCCAATCTCATCCAGAACCAGCAGGTCAACGTCACACAAACCCTGCAAAAATTTTTCGCCTGAGTTTTTGTTATCGTAGATGCCGTGTAGCGCCAGCATCACATCAGCCACCGTGACCACAATCACGCTGCGACCTTTCGCCAGAAGATGATTACCGATGGCGGCTGCCAGGTGATTTTTTCCGGTACCCGGCTTACCGCTGAACACGAAATTTGTGCATCCGGTTCTCAGTACGTCCGCGATGGATTTTGCCTGGCTCAGCGCATATCGCTGGCCGTCGTTCTGCACCCAGTAATTCGCAAACGAACATTTGCGGTGCAACGGCTGGATACCGGAGCGATTCAGAATTTTTTCCACCCGTAACTGACGATTCTGACGGTTGATCTCCTCGCAACGTTTCTGGCCTTCCGCAAGTTGCCACTCACGCCACTCTTCTGCCGTCCGGTACGGCGCGGTTACATGCTGTGGTGCCAGCTTGCGGATACGTTCAAGAACACCTCCTGCCGCTATATTTTTCATAATCCTTCACCCCCTGAAACCTGGTGGAATTTCGGTATCCGGTTCGGAAATATGATTCACACAACGCTGGTTGTTCGTCCCGCCAGTCGGGAGCAACCAGGGGTTTTCAAAATTCCGGTCAGGTCCAAAAAACGTTGTCGCCCGCTGAACAAATTCCGTTCCCGCTTTCCCGGTCGCCGCCAGGTACCTCGCGTAACGCCTCACACCATCCAGCATGACCTGCGGTGGCACCCCCTCGCGTAATCTGGCCTTCCAGGCACTGAAAGCGGATTTCTTCGGGTTTGCCCCGGCACGCAACGGGTATTCCCGCCAGACCTGTTCGAACACATCCGGATAATCCACTCGTCCCACAGGCTGCCCGGTGTTTTCCGGGACTACCCGATCGGCTTCCCGCTGAATCGCGGAATCGGCTTCAGGCTGCTGCAGTTGGTGTGATTGCTCCGACCCTGCGGTCATCGCCTGCTGCACAGCGCCCGAATCGGCTTTCAGCGCATACGCTGAATCGGCTTCCGGTGTCGTGCCTGCGGGCTGATCAGGATTGACGGTCTGAACATCCCCAGCCTGGTTCGTGGCGTTTTTCACGCCATGGACCATAGTGTTTTGATCTTCTTGATCTGTATCTTTATCTGTATCTTTATCTGTCGTGACTCGTCGTGACATGTGCGTGACATTTCGTGACGCGCCGTGACAATCGCCATTTTGTTCCCGCTTTCTTTCCCTCTCTCGCTGCGCCCTCTTGCGCTCTGCAGGAGATTTTGCGGTTTGCGAAATATTGCCGTTGTCCTCTTTCAGCACCTGGCGTTTTTCCCATCCAGTGATTAAATCACCATCAAGTACCCGCCCCTGCATCGTCTGCAAAATTGAATCAATCATCTCTTCTGTCACATCGAGCGCACTTGCCAAATCCTCGGTCGTGACATCAATGTGACCTCGCGTGACATTTCGTGACGCGCTCACCAGGAGGTGGATATACACAGCCATCACTGTTGCAATTGGCTGACCTGACACCCGGGCAATGGTTCGCCACTTGGGGTCATTTGGCATGTCATGCCATAATCTGAGCCAGGCATTAGCCATACTAACCTCTTCAGATACCGAATCTTTTTAATCACGTATTACCGAAAGAGATCCGGTATGAATATTGCCGATCAATGCACAGCCACAGCATTTCCGGCCGGGCCACCACGGTTGATCTGGTTGAAGCCAGCTATTGCCACCGCGACAAAATCATCAGCGTCTCTCACCAGTCGTTCCCGCATCTCCACCAGCTCCCGAAAATAAGCTGAACTGTGGCTGCGCATTCTGGCCACCAGCAAAGGTGGCATTGCCTTTTCGATCGCTGGTAACAACGCCTGAATTTTTTCAACTGCATCAGGGGTGTCTTTCTCTACCCAGCGGAAAATTTTCTGGGTATTACGCGCCAGGGCTTCAGGGTGGCTGTCGTCGTACAGTTCCGGGAACGTCATACCCAGTTCGAAATACGCTTTGGTAATTTTCGCAGCCGGTACTTTTTCGCCGTCCGGATGCGCCCAGGCATTCATCGCCATGCGGATGTGCTCATGTTTGATTTTCATGAATCAACCCCATCAACTTTTTTGGTGTTAAGCTCATATTTATGACTTGAAGGGGGCGTAATTCCGGTGTATTCCGGCCATATAAGATCCCAGTCATTCGGCCTCAACTCTCTTCTTGTAACATGCCCTGCAGTTTCTGCTTCTATCATTAACGCACGAACAGGAGACACTGGTGAACTGCCAGATGCCATTTGAGACAAGAAGGACGGAGACACACCAAGGTTGGCAGCAAATTTTTTTGCTTCTCCAGTTTTTAATGATTTGATGAATTCCTTTAGAGTCATGATTTCGATCTCAACATACTTTAGTGCAAGCAAAAGTTTATACGTAACTAAATAAACCAGTCAAGTATTTGCTTATTTCGCAATTACTAAAGATAATGCATGTATGGAAACAAGAGAGATTCGGCGTTTACGCCTCAAAGAGTGGTTCAAAGACAGAACTTTGCCACCCAAAGAGAAAAGTTACTTATCTCAGTTAATGAGCGGTAAGGCTACGTTTGGCGAAAAAGCAGCTAGACGTATTGAACAAACATATGGGATGCCAGGGGGTTATCTTGATATTGAGCCAGAAGACATAACAGAGTCTCCATCATCAAGAGCTATAGCATTAACCCCTAACCAGCTGGAATTGCTACAAATATTTAGTGCATTTCCTGATAATGAACAGCAAGAGATCATAAAAGAACTAAGAAACAAAAAAGAAGCAATGGAAGATTTTGTCGCACGTTGGTTGGCGCAGCAAGGTCGCCGCGCCTGATGGGAAGCATACTCTTAAAAACAAGATATATCAGATGGGTGTACTCGAAATTAGTGCTCTTAGAATTAGGAAGCTTTTGTTGGTAACAGGCTGGAGCCAGGCAGAACTTGCGCGCAGAATTGGCATTACTCAACAATCCGTTCAAAGATGGGTTTGTGGTATCTCAAGCCCTACAGCAGCTAATCTAGATAAACTATCTGAAGCAACAGGATATCCTCAGTATTGGTTCTTCTTACCGTTAAATGAAGAAAAAAATGACAGAATACAAGATATAATAAAAATAACTCCTAGGCAAAAGGAGCTACTTCAAACATTTGAGGCATTTCCAGAGGAAGATCAAGAGCAAATGCTTCAGGAGATGAAAGACAAAAAAGAGTTAATGGATCGCACAATTGAAAGATGGCTCGCTGCCCGGAAAGGGCATCGGGCATAATGACCACCATACACAGACGGAGGTGTGCCATGAATACGGCCCTTTCACCAATGGTTTCTGAGTTTGAAACTATTGAACAAGAAAACAGTTACAACGAATGGCTGCGAGCCAAAGTAGCTGCAAGCCTTGCAGATCCGCGCCCAGCAATTCCCCATGACGAAGTTGAGCGCAGAATGGCAGAACGCTTTGCTAAAATACGCAAGGAACGGAGTGAACAGTAAATGTTACCTGTGTTATGGCTTGAAAGCGCAGATACCGACCTGGATGATATAACTAGTTACATTGCTCGTTTCGACATAGATGCGGCAGAACGCTTATGGCAGCGATTAAGGGGGTGTGTGCTGCCATTATCCGAACATCCGTATTTATACCCCCCAAGCGACAGAGTGCCAGGCTTACGTGAGATTGTGGCTCACCCCAATTATATAATTCTGTACCGCGTGACAACCTCAAGTATTGAAATAGTAAACGTAGTCCATACCCGCCGACAGTTCCCTGTAACATAACCCTCTGCCCATCAACACAGCCTTAAACACTCTCAAAGAGAGTGTTATTTTTTACTGTTTAGTTAAGTTGCAGATTGACTGTTAAGTTTATTTTTGTATAAACTAATTTCACCAACCCACCCCGCCCCACAGAACGCAGGGCAATACTTCGAGTTACCAGGCAGTGGTCAGGGGTTAAGTAGCCAGCCCGAGGCGTATGAACATGACGGCAGGGTTTAACTTTAACTATGCAGCAGGTTTTTGTTCCGCTACCCCGGCGTTAAGGGGAAACAGAGGATTTCTCAGTGGGCGAAGTCAAACATCAGAATGGAAGGCATCCCGGGATCGGCAAAGAAGCAGCAATGGCGCTTTATATTGACATCAGCGCCATTGCCGGGCAGGTAAGAATTATCAGAGCGGTAACTAAGCGGTATGTGCCTTTACTTCAGAAAGGCTCCGGTGATTACACCGAAGATATTGTCAACGATTTCCTCATCGAATTGCGAGGACTCATCTTCAGTTACAAGGTGACCACAATTTTTGCAGATGGCTCCCGCGAAACTGTCAGAGCCCTGCGGCTTAAAGGATGTGTCGAAGACTTCGCCACCACATTCTGGGCAAGAAAACTTGATTGTATTCATAACCAATTTCCTCTCGGGTAACAGACCCCTCAGAGGATACCACCTCGCCTGACGTGGTTAAAAGCAGGCACACAACACGAAAGCGCACGGCGAGGTAGCTGGTTCATATATAGCCTGTCGTTAAATTTTCGTCGACCGTCCGCTTCCGGTTGTGGCACTCCGCGAAATGGCGCGGCGGTAAGCATGGCGGGGTTCCCTTCCCCTTGAGGACACCGGGTTGTCAGGTTGACCATGCGCCTGAGTGACAACCCCGCTGCAACGCCATCTGTTATCAATTTTCTGGTGACGTTTGGCGGTATCAGTTTTACTCCGTGACTGCTCTGCCGCCCTTTTTAAAGTGAATTTTGTGATGTGGTGAATGCGGCTGATCGCACGTGGAACAGTTAAAACCAAAAACAGTGTTATGGGTGGATTCTCTGTATCCGGCGTTAATTGTTAACTGGTTAACGTCACCTGGAGGCACCAGGCACCGCATCAACAAAGTTCACTTCGGTGATGAAAGGTAAGAGAAAATGTTGAATGTAGCTATTGAAAACCAGTACGGGTGGAATTATAGTGCACCTGCACCTCATAAACCGGGTGCCGGGCGTGGAAACCCGAAGTCAAACGTAGCGCACAACCGCGCTCAGGCGGTTTTTTTATGCGTGAAGCACAGCCACATTCAGATTATGGTGGGGCGTGCAGGGCAGCCGCAAGGCTGGCCGGGTTCTACGTTGACCGGTATTTCCACCCCTGTACGTCTCACCACCATTATGGTCGTGGAAAGCCTCGGTGGTGAGTTATCAATACTCAACGTGGAGGCTGCCATTATGGCTACTACCCTTACCCTTTCTCACCCTGACGTAACCATTGAAAATGGTCGCGCTGTCACTACGTCTGTTGCGATCGCGGAATTCTTTGGCAAGCGTCACGACAATGTTATCCAAAAAATAAAATTACTGGACTGCTCCGCTGAGTTCACTGCCCTTAATTTTAAGGCGAGCGAATACACCGACTCAACAGGACGCAAACTCCCAATGTACCAAATCACCAAAAACGGCTTCGTTTTCCTTGTGATGGGCTTCACGGGCAAAAAGGCCGCTGCATTCAAGGAAGCCTACATTGCCGAGTTCGACCGCATGGAGGAA